ACAAATGATTCCTATTTTTTCTGAAGTTTCTTTTTCCTGTATGCGCTATTGGGATGGACCAACAGCAAAGGACCCTAAGAAATGATTTACTTAGACAGCAGATATTCAGATGGAATTCTTTTTGTTGCGCAAGAACCTAAATCTGATAACTATAACTTAACTGTTTTTAGAAAGTTTCCAACTTACAACATGGCCTATTACTTTTATGAGGTAACAGAAAACGACAGAATTGAAGAGATTGCTGGAAAAACTTTAGGTAAACCTCATTTATGGTGGCAAATTATGGACATCAACCCAGATGTGCTTAACCCATTTGATTTAACACCAGGTTTGCAATTACGGATTCCTCGTGAATATTAGAACTCAAAATCGTTACGGAACTAACTTCCAAGTTATATTTCCAGATTTTCCTACCTTTAAGCAGGCTCCTCAATGGTTTCGCCTTATTCAAGAACAAGGAAAACAAGATGTAATTGAAATTTCTTATGCATCTTTTGATAACCATTTTCAAAGTGCGTTTAAAACTGGGGTAATGTTTCAAGTTAAATGGGCTACGGAATACGCAAAAAATGAATGGGTAGGGTACGTCTACAACGGGGACAACACAACACAAGCAACCGTATCTCGTAACGTTATGGTTCGTGGTGTAGGCGCTTCTTTTCCACTAAAAGAAGGTGGAAATAAAATATGGAAAAATAAAACTGCACCTGAAATTGTGCAAGACATCTGTAAGCAATACAAACTTAAAGCAGTTGTAGATAAAAGTAACGTTAGATTTGGTATGCAATCGTTGGTTGGCACCACTAAATGGGAAAAAATTCAAGAACTTGCTAATAGAATTGGTTTTCAAGCACACGTTAGTGGTACAACGTTGTATTTTCAACGAATTGACAGATTAATTGACCAATTTATGTCTGTAATTCCAGTGATGTCGTATAATGATGGAGAAGTTAGTTCCTCCGAAGCTACGTTTAAAGGACAAACTTTAGACTCCTTTACGGCAAAACTTGGTGACGTATCTGAAATGGGAGCAAATACAAAAACAGACAAAATCGTGCACGGAATAGACCCAGTAACTGGAAAAAGCCATACCCACACTGCAAGGCCAACTAAAGTTGGAAAAAATGTTAGAGAAAATGTCCAAGAATCTTTGTTTAAAGAAGTTTCTACAACTGTGGTTGCAGAATCACGAGCATTAGCTAAAGAACTTGCTGAAGGAATGGCTCATCTTGGAAGGTTCTCTATGACTGGTCACGCTAAAGGTCAAGGTGACCCAAGAATTTCTCCCTATAAAACTGTAGAAATTAACGGTACTGGTAAAAACTCAGATGGATTTTGGGTTATAAAGAAAGTGGAACATTTTGTAACTTTTGACGGTCGTTACATGGTTGAGTTTGAGTGTATGACAGATGGAATTGGAAAAAACAAAAGTGGTATTTTTCGCAAGACTCAAGCCTCGGTAATTGGTACTCGTGATGTGGCTTATGAAATGGCTACAGGAGGAAAACAGGCCCCTTCAACCCCTACAATGAGCGCTAGACAACCTTTGGTAAACCAAACACGTGGCGGGTTTAACACTAGCCTTAGCAGATGGGTAGGTAAATAATGGCTGAGTTAGCATTAACGTTACCATTTTCCATAGACCCTTATGGAAAAGTAACAACTACTACAGACCAATCAAAAATTTGGTCAGATAGAGTTAGGTTTGTTATAGGTACAAGTTTAAGAGAAAGAATTTTAGACCCTGAATTTGGAACGTTAGTTCCGTCTACTTTTATGGAAACCGCAGATGTTGCAAGTACTACTATTGAGTCAGAAATTGAACAAGCATTTCAAACTCAACTAGAATTACTTCAGTTTAATAGTGTTGACACATCATACGATGAGTACACAAACACTACAAACGTCAACATTGTGTATGGTCTTCCAAACGGAGAAATTACTAACACAGTAGTTGCTGTAACCTATATTAGCGGCAATAACATATCTGTAGAGGAAAATATATGAGCATAGTCCCACCAAGTGATATCCCTATTTCGTTAGACTACACGGGTCGTGATTATTACTCGATTCGTGAACAACTAATTGCACGTATTCAAGACCGATTGCCAAATTGGTCTGCCTCTAACTCCGCTGACTTTGGCGTGGCTTTAGTTGAAGCGTTTGCATATATGGGTGACTTAATGTCTTACTACATTGACCGAAATGTAAATGAATCGTTTATTGCTAGTGCTACGCAAAGAGACAGTGTTATTAATATTGCTCAAACTTATGGGTACGTTCCATCAGGATACCGACAAGCAAATATTACTTTAACTTTTACAAACTCTTCTGAAACAGATGCAGTAACTATTCCTGCAGGAACAGTAGTTTCTGGAGATGTTATTATTGGAGATACTGTTAACACTATTTACTTTACAACTGAATCAGACGTAATTGTTGACCCAGACATTGACAGCGGAATTGCAGATATGACAGCAAAAGAAGGTCGTAGCGTTACATTACTTTCAGACTACGCTAACGAATTTGGAGAACTTGTCGGTACTTCTGCGGGAACTCCAAATCAATCTTTTGTGTTGGGGGAAAACCCAGCAGTATCAGATTCGGTAGAAGTTTACGTACAAGGCGGTGCCTCTTACTCTAAATGGCGTCAAGTACAGCACTTAGTAGACACCAATCCATACGACCAAGTTTTTACCGTAACAAGTGATGGGGAGAATAATCTCTACGTTAATTTTGGAGACGGTGTATCTGGAGCAATTCCAGTCAATTTTTCAGAGATTCGCGTTTTGTACTCTGTAGGTGGAGGTGTTTTGGGTAACGTTACTACTGGAGTTCTTGTAAACATTGACTATGTTCCAGGTTATTCTACAAATGACTTGATTGCTCTTCAATCACTTATAACTGTTACTAACGATGAAGTAGGTTTTGGAGGTTCTGACCCAGAGTCTTTGGCAGAAATTCGTTATGCGGCGCCATTAGCCCTTCGCGCAAACAATCGTGCAGTTACTTTACAAGACTTTAATAGCCTTGCTCTTGGAGTTACAAATTGCGGTAAAGCAAATGCAACTTCAAGCATTTGGACTTCCGTAACGCTGTACGTAGCACCATCACGTAATGAAGGAGACTTAGATTTACAGCCAGGACTTGACGAAAACCAAGACCCAACAATTGAGTACACCCTTTTAGCTGCAGACATAGCAGAGGCTTTGGCTCCCAACCTTCTCATTGGAACTTCGTTAACTGTCCAGCCTCCTGTATATGTAGATATTGTTCTTACGGTTCAATACGCAAAACAACCTCAGTACACTACAGCAGAAGTTGAAGCATCTATTAAATCTGTTCTTACAACTTTTTACGGGTACTACTACAATACCTTTGCTCAAACAATTTACGTCCAAGACATTGAAACAACCCTTAACAATAACGTTACTGGTATAAAAATTGCTAAACTTACAGTTTTACACAGACCTTTGGGAAGTGGTTTAAACACTTTAGTTGGAGACCCAGATGAAATTTTCCGAATTAAAGAAGAAAACATAAGCATTGGACCTATTCCTTAATGGCAACTGGAAATCAAATTTTTTCTGGGGTTTACAGGGCTACGGTAATCAACAACAGAGACCCTAGAAAACAACGACGTTTACAGGTAGAGTTAACTACTTCTGTTGGTCACTTTACAGATTGGGTGTGGCCTATAGAACCTGCCAATATTAGTGTTGAAGTTCCTGATATTGGTCAGGGTGTTTGGGTGCAGTTTCAAGCAGGAGACCACGAATACCCTGTGTGGGTCGGTTCTTTTGGAAAACATAAGGGAAACAGCAAACGTATTTATGTAAAAACTCTTCCAAATTCTGTAAACATCTCTACTGTAACTGCCTACATTAAAACGGTAACACAAGCTGATGGAACAACGGAAATCGATTTGATGAGCACCGTGGTTGCTATGGCAAATTCACTAAAAGACCACGAAACCAGAATAGCTTCTTTAGAGTCTCAATTAACTACGGTTAAAAGCACTTTGGGAACACGCACAGCCCCAAGCCATACTCACGGAAGTAACGGATAACAGTTAAGGCAGTAAATCGAGGGCAAAGACGAGAAAATACAAACAGATATTGAGAGGATAACCTAGTGCCAACATCACCCCTATACCCAGCATCCGTACGTAACTTTGGGACTGACGTCGTTAACTTTACAGACACTATTTTGGCTGACCATGTAAACGTTCTTCGTGCCGAAGTTAACTCTGTCCAAACAGTTCTTGGCACATACCTAACCCTTAGTTCAGGTTGGACTGGAACATTTACCCGTCCTAGTATTTCAACTACTTGGGATAGCCTAAAAGACCGTCTTGCAAATATTGAGTATGGTCTAAACACCGCATACTCAGCACGAACACCTACTGGCGGTACTTCTGGTCAAGTTTTAGCGAAGAGTTCAAGCAGTGATTACGCTTTTGCTTGGACAACTCTTACTGGTCTTCCTACCCAAACAAGTAATTCTGGAAAATATTTAACAACTGATGGTTCATCAGCAACATGGGCTATAGTTAATTCTGACGCAGACCCAATTAGCGCATTTTTACTTGCTGGCTGTTAAAGGAGAGTAACCCGTGTCAAAATACGGCTATTCCGTATACGGTGCTAGTAACTATGGTGTAACACCTAAACTTGCATACTCCGTTGAACCTATGGGTATCAACGTACTTCAATTTAATCAGGTTTTTTTAACTTGGCAGTTACCAATTGGTGATTTTACTCGTTTACGTGTTGTTCGTAACCAAAATGCTTGGCCTGAAACTTCTGAAGATGGAGTTATCATTTTTGAGCAAAATTCATTAGATGGGTTAACTCTTGAAGGCTCAATTGATAGAGCATCTTTTTTAGATGGAGAAGAAAACCCAAACGACTTCCCAATTAATACGGGTCGTAACATTTTTTACCGTGTGTTTCTTTACACTTTTGAAAATATCTGGGTAATAGCGGGACAAATTAATGATGTTGTTCCAAAAGATACTAACGTAACAACAAAAATGATGGATTTATTACCTCGTGTTCTTACTAGTTCTGTACTAAGTCCTTTAGGAGTTATTGACGAAGCTTCAGACTTGTACAAATTTTTAGATGGTTTATCGTTTTCTTACGAACAAATGTTGACGGAAATTGCGTTAGCACGTCCTGCTCACAACTTAGAGCGCTCAACGTTCAACACTATTCCTGGAGAAGTTTTAACTGTTGGGCTAAACCCTGAGCCAAATTTACCTATGCTTAGACAACGTGCGTTAATACGAGAAGCAATATCGCTTTATGGTAGCAAAGGTACGCTTTCAGGAATAGAAAATTATGCAGAATCATTAACTGGTTTTGCTCCAACAGTTACGGTTTCCTCTAACTTAATGCTTACAGTACAAGACTCTACCTTTTACAACAGCACAGGACGTTGGGTAGCAACTAACGCAACTATCTCATCAACAACAGAAACGGTTCCAAACAACGCAAGTAAATCTATTGATTTGGAATACACCCTAAAAGTTATAGCCGCAACAACTAGTGCCAGTATTTCTTTAGGATTAAGTGCTCCAATTACCCAAGGAATACCAATAACCCCAAGTACTGAGTATGTATACAAAGCAAATATAAAATGCCCAACAAGTGGTAACGCAACCTTAAAAATAGAGTATTACGATAAAGACGGAGTTGTAATCTCAAATGTTACGCAAGCAATTTCTGCTACAAATTCTTGGCAAACGGTAAGTAAAACAAACACGTCTCCAAGCAATGCTTATTATGTAGTCCTATATATTTTGTTCAGTACAGCAACTACCTACTACGTAGATATGGTTTACGTTGGCGCTACCCCTTTCGTAGAGTACGAAGAAGCAAGAGCTGCAACAGTTAACCTTGCTCCAACATCAAAAAACTACGTACAAAATCCATCGTTTGACGTAGATGCTAGTAACTGGACACTTACGGGTTTAACCTTTACTCAAGATGCAAGTGTCCCATTAGTAGGTTACCCAGGTTCATATAGTGGAAAATTTGTTGCTGCTGGTGCTTGGACTTTAGAGTGTGACTCAACTTTTCCTGTAGAAACGGGTACTTACCTTAACGTTTCTCAATACATAAAATCATCAAATATGACAACTATGGATGTAACCATAGAGTTATACGATGTTGATGACAATCTTTTAGATTCCGAAGTTAATTCCCTCGAAATAACAAACTCTTGGGAAAGAACTTACGCATCTATACTTATTCCAGCTGATTCAACAGCGGTATACGCCAAAACTTTTTACGAAGGAACTGTTGGAACCTTATATTTGGATATGGTAATGGCCCAAGACACGTATGCCCCAACAGACTATTTTGATGGTTCTATGCCAGAATTGGTAGGAACTGTTTGGGAAGGAACGGCACACGAGTCAACGAGCCTTTACTACCCAAACAAATCTACTAAGATTCTCCGCCTTGCCCAAACGCTTGATGATTGGGTGCCTATGAACGTTTGGTGGAGAATTGTTACTCCCGCAGGATTGGAATATACCAACCTAAGCGAGTAGGCTCAGCCTATGGCTGATTACACACTTGCAGTACTTATGGTGGGCATGGCTCTCACCTACATTCTAGAACTTATTGATTTAGGCTTTGTTTCTCGTGCGCTCCTTAACAAGTACTTGACACTGCCTCTTAGCGTTGGCGGATTTTATCTGCTAGGTTATTGGGACACTTCACTTGTAGTGGCAGTTCCATCATCAATACTTGTAGCCCTGTATATTGGGAAACAACTTAACAAACTAGCACAGGTAATAACACCACGACTACCACGAATATAAAGAGGGCACTATGAACATTGCAGTTATATCTTTTAAAGATGTTGATGTAACACTAGGAATTCAAGAGTTAGTTCAAATGTATGCTGAAGATAGACCGATAATTTTTCTTCCCTTGATAAAACCAGATAGCCTGTTTACTCAAAGTGTTATTGACGCTTGCAGGGCAAATGACATTGAAGTCCACTGTTTTTTCCCAAATGCAAACGGATTTGAAGGATTGCTCACACAAGCAGACGACATTATCCTTACCGACAATCCCGTCAAAGAAGTACTTAGACAGTTAAACGCTAACGACTCACTTGGCATCGTGTGGGACGATTCGCCGCAGGCCCATTTTGCTTTGCACTCAGTTGAAGACCTTGCCATTGACGTTTGGGATATCACAGAGGGACTTGACCCAATCGAACTTGAGCCAGATGATTACGAGGGTATGAATAGCAAAGACCTTCACGATGCTATGCACAAGCACTTGGGAATGTTCGTAGATTTGCTGGCTTCATTCGTGGCAGAAACGGTTATGGACTCCCTAGGTGAGGCAGTAGCCCAACACATTATGGAGGCAGAGACCAAACGTGATATTTCGCCTTTTAAGGACGAGGACTTAGACTAAGCCTGTGCAAATGCCGTCTGAGGCTTATTCAGCCAACCTTAGCGATTACCAGTTCCGTCTCTTAGCCGTACTATGCCATTTAACGGGCTCCAGAGGCTCCCTACGCATCGCCGCAGGTGAATTGTGTGTACTGACTGGCAACGTCCACGTGAAGACTGTCAGAAGGGGCCTTAAAGCCCTAGAAGAGGCAGGGTTCATCTCTAGAGTTACGATGAAGAAGGGGGGTGGACTCCAGGGTCCATCCCTAATCAAGATAGGGAATCGTAGAGTCCACCCAGCAGGGGACTCTAATGTCCACCCAACACCTGGTAAGGTGACTAATAGTCGTGATAGCTATATAGCTAATAAGCCATTAGTACCTAATAGCCAATCTAGTTATAAATTAAAAGACTTTGAATCGAAGATTCAACTCAAAGAAATACAGGTTCCTATGAGAAAATATGAAGATGATGGAGACAATCTGGCGGGCTTTGGACTCGTTGAACCCAAAGATGCCCCACAGCCCAAGGTTCGTCGCTCCGACCCCAAAACCCGTGGTCGCAGGCCAGAGCACGAGTGGACGCCTATGGATGTTGCTGCAGAATTTAGTTTCCAGGTCGGGCGGAAATATCCTTTATTACCAGGAACCGTCAACGTCAAGA